AACTTCTTAATGCTACTATGCTTGCTAATCCTTATGTATTGGTAGCTACTGCAGTAGTGGGGTTAGGTGTAGCCCTTTGGACTCTAAAGGATAATACAGATGCAAATACAAGAGCTACTGAACGGCACAACAAATTGCGTGAGGAACAAGCCAACCTTATTGATGATGAAAAAAACAGAATTAGTGGACTAATATCTACTATTCAAGACGAAACAAAATCTTGGAACGAAAGAAATAAGGCTTTTTTAGCACTTAAGAATAGTACAGATGGAGTTCTTAATAAATATAGCACGCTAAATCAGATGTTACGTGAAATGTCTCAGGTTCTAAAAGATATTAATGGACGTTATGAGACTATGAATGAAAAAATGTCTCGTGATGCCGTTAAGAAAACCAACGACTTAATTAAATCCAAAGAGGAACAAATTAAGAAGTTAGAAGAAGAGATTAAGCAAACTGCCAGCAGCGACCGCCGTACCGCTCTTAGAATGGATATAGCAAGCATTAGAAGAAGTATTGAACAAGATGAACTTCTAAAGCAAAAACAAAAAAGGGAAGTCGTTAAAAATGACGTTAGTAACTATGAAAGTGCACTTTCAGGTAGAAGCCTTGAACAAATACAAGCTGAAAAGAAATTGATTAATGAGGCTTACAACTTGAGGAAAAAGCAAGCTAAAGAAGCTGTTAGCAATCTTTCTGTATCTAAAATAGACAGTAACAACCCTTATTTAAAATATGATTGGGAAGAGTTGGGAATGTATAATGAAGCAACAGAGAGACAAATCAAACTTAAACAGCAAGAAAAAGTACAAACTACTGATTTTATTGCAAAAAAAGAAGAGATTTTAGCATTACAGAATAAAATAAATGAAGCTGAAAGCAAAAATAAAAATAGTAGGAGCGTTGATAATAAAGATTTAAGCGATTTAGAGGCTAAAAAAACTAAATTAAAAGGATTGATTGACGAGTATAAACAAGGTACTGGCATTGACCTTTCTCAAAAAAATACTCCTAAATCTAAAGCCACTAAATCCGAACTTCCTACTTTTGACCAAGAAGCACACTTGCTACAGACTCAAAGAATTGCTATTGACAATGAATTAGCAGAGCAAAAGAAAGGAGTAGATGCTTTGCAAGATGGTTATGATAAGGAATTAGCTCTTATTCACTATTTCTACGATGAAAAAGCTGAAGCTATTCGTAGAGGGGGTGAGGATGCTCGTATTGCCTTAGAAAAAGAACGAGCCAATAGTAAAGGATTAATGAGTAATGAGACTTATAATGCTCGTCTTAATGCTATCAATGAGAATGAAATGATAGCTAATGAGCAAAATAATGCCCTTAAGACTCAACAGGAACAAAAGTTGTTTGATGGATTGTTAGAAAAGTATCAAACCTATACAGACCAGCGTAAAGCCATTGAAGAGAAATATAATGCTGATATATCCGCTTTACAAGCTAAATTAGGTGCAGATGCTCCACAAGTGAAGAAAGCGCAAGACGAAAAAGCTCGTGAGCTTAAGAAATTGGATATACTCTACAAGAAAGAAGGTACAGCCATTGCGAAATTGTTTGACAATCTACGTAAAAAGACTGTTAAGGAGATACGAGAGACTATTTTAGAAGCAGAAGCTGAGATTGATGAATTGGCAAAGGTGCTAAATATGGACGACAACGCCAATGTAGAGTTTATAGCAAACCTCCGTCAGCAATTAGAACAAGCAAGAGACATAGCGGAACGTAGTGATACTGCCTTTGGTAGGCTTGGTAAGAATATTCAAACACTATTTAAAGCCAAACCTAATACCGCTGAATGGCAAGAAGCGTTCAATGGAATGCTATCATCAGCGCAATCTATTACAGGCGAATTTGCTCAATTAGGACAAGAGTTTGAAAAGTTAGGACAGAGTACAGGAAATGAGAGCTTGAAGCGAATAGGGCAAACTATGCAAAACATTAGTAATGTGCTCAATAGGACTGCATCATTTGCTCAAATAGGAAGCGCAGCAGGACCGTGGGGAGCCGCTATTGGTGCTGTAGTAGGACTTATAACTTCAGGATTTGAGAGTGCGGCTAAAGCTCGTATGGAACATGAAAAAAAATTACAAGAAATAGCCAACTCTAAGATAAATCAACAAAGCGAATATAATAGGCTTTTGTATGAAGAGCGAATGTTACACAAGGAAAACACTTCAGTATTTGGCACAAAAGAAGTGGCTACCGCTCTGTACTACCTAACAGAATATAGAAACCAATGGAACTCCTTACAGAAAGATATTACAAGCGGACTATCTGAAGAAAGAAGAAACTACCTCAAAGAACGAATGGAAAAAGGATTTAACCCTTTTTCAAAATCAAGTAAAAAAGAGTGGGAAGAAAAAGTATCTGAGTTAGTAGCAAAACAGAGCAAACTTCAAAATATAATGGTAGCAGATGGTAGCCATACTACAGGGATTTTGTGGTGGAAAAAAGCTCATACAATTTGGAAAAGTATTATAGATGTACGCCCTGATTTGATAAAAGCTAATGGTGAATTTAATAATGAATTGGCAAAAAGCATCGTTAAAAACAGAGAGTTTGGAGGTAGTGGAAAACAAGCGTTACAGGATATTATTGATAGTTATGAACGTGCTCAAGAAGCTCAAAAGAAATTTGATGAATATGTAAAAAATACTTTTGGAGAACTTGGTACTTCTGTGATTGATAGTGTTTATAACGCTCTTCAGAAAGGAGAAGATGCCTTTGAGAGTTTTGCTAAATCAGTAGGAAATGTAATAGGCAAATTAGGAAAACAATTAGCTTATGAACTATATGTTGCAGACGATTTTAAAAGGTTACAGGAAAAAATAACACAAGCAGGGAAGAATAATAATGGTAGCGAAGATTTTGCTCGAAAATCCTCTCAGATTGTGAGTGAATTTGGTAACGCAATGAAAAGTAAGGTTTCTGAAATGGAGACATTCCTTAAGCAATGGAATGATATGGGCAAAGCAAATGGATTTGAGTTTCTAAATGAGCAACGCAAGGCTACAGAAAAAGGTTTTGCACGAATGAGTCAAGATAGTGCTGATGAACTTAACGGACAATTCAGATTGCAAACACAACTAAGTGCTGAGATAAAGAACGTAATGTTACAAAGTGTCAAAGAGTTTACGGAAATGCATAAATTTATGCAAACTTCATCCGCACAACAGCTAAGACACCTTGCGGGAATTGAGGTAAATACCTTTCAGCTACACGATATGCGAAAAGATATTGCGAATATGAAAGCAGGTATTAACGAACTCACTACTAAGGGTATAAAAATACGCACATAAAAATTTAACACTAAAAATTTGTGCACTTCCTTAAAATTGTAATACCTTTGCCCCTAAATAAAACTATATCAAAAAATGAAAAAAATACTATTTCTAATGGCTACATTAGCCATTTTCAGTTGCTCAAAAAGTGATGATAATAAAGAAATCACTACCAATCCTCTAAATGTAAAAAACAAGGAGTTAAGTTTGAAAGCTGGTGAAACTAAAAATGTAGAAGCAACATCAGGGAGTAAAATAACATATTCATTTCCTCAAGATGAACTTCGTGCAAGTGTTTCTCAAAATGGAGATGTGAAAGGTTTTTTTGTAGGAGAAACAGTACTTACTGTTTCAGACCAATCAAGTACTCAGAACGTAAAAGTGTCTATCGTTCCCGAATATAACTTATTCTACGAACCACTATTAAAATTTAATTCCTCAAAAGAAGAAGTTAAAAACTATATGAAAAAAGGAAATTTTGAGGAAACAAAAGACGGGATGTATACCTATAGTTTTGGAGACTCAAGAGACTTAAACGAGTTTTACAAAATGGGATATTCTTTTGAGGGGAATAAGTTGAAAAGTGTAATATTAGCATTTGCTTTTAATAGCAAATACAAATTAGATGTTATGAAATACTTAGGAGAAAGGTATATTCCTATTACATCTACAGCCCCTAACACTTTTGTTTTCACTAATCCTGAAAAAGGCAATGAGTTTTTCATAGGTTTTTCATTCGATGCCTTAAAGAATGTTTGCACCATTTTTTATAGCAAATTAAAAGATGAAAACCATAATGATTTTAACAATCAAGATAACTCAAATAATAATCAAGGAAATCAGAATGGACAAAATAATGACCAACAAGGACAAAACAATCAGCAAAACAATCAGCAAAACAATCAAAATTCAAATGAATTAGACAAGAGGGAAGCACTTATTTATTTTTCTTTAGCAAAAACGAGTCTTTCCAATCGTTTAAACAAGAATAAAGAATTTGAATTTTGGAAAAATACACTAAAAGCATTAGCAATTTCTAAAGGCAATGAAGATGTTTACAAGGAAGTTGAAGATTTTCTTAAAAACAATCGTTTTGCGACACCTCGTTGGTATGATTACCAACAAGAGGAAATAAATAAACTCATTGATAATCTAAAATCTCAAGAGTCAATCATTAACAGATATGAGAAAATAAAAGAGTATATTGACGATTTTAATCGTTGGAGATAATAAACATTCAAAAAAATTATATAACATCAAGCCTTCATAACGAGGGCTTTTTTTATTGTATATCAACAACCTACAAACTTTAACAAAAATTTAACATTGTAAACTATTGACATTTCAAAAAACATTCGTACTTTTGCGGTGTCTAATCAAGGGCAACACTTGTATAAAGTTGCAACATACTAACCTATTATAGGTTATAGCTATAATTTAGCTCTAAAAAAGGTGTAGTTATATAGTAATGTATAACAAACAAAAGCGACAGCTCTTGATTAGACAACACCCACTTTTTAGGGCTTTTTCTATTGAAACATTTTAACATTAAATAAATGTCTAATCAAGTTACAAATGTTTCTACAATGAATAATAGTAATTGTAAAAACACGCCCAGCAGTGCGATAACTGTTAAGAATTATTTAGAGCCTGAAATGATAAAAAGGCTTGAACGTACTTTTAATAATAAAGAAAATTACATTAACTTAATGGCTGGATTGTGGCGTGCTCGTGAGGGGATGAATATGCTTTCAGAAGAAAATAATCGTCAAAATCAAATTATCAATGAAATGTTTTTTTCTCTCAATGATATTATTGACTGCCTTCTGCCTAATAATATACAGCTAATGCACGAAATAGAAAGGAGGTCTGGTATATGAATGAGTTAATAAAAATCACAGAGTATAACGGCAATCAAGCTGTATCGGCAAGAGACTTGCATAAGTTCTTAGAAATAACAGAGAGGTTTAGTAGTTGGTTTGAAAGAATGTTACAATATGGGTTTGTTGAAAACCAAGATTTTACAAGTGCAAAAAGTTTTACGCTTGTAAATAATGGCGCACAAAGAGAGATTGATGACTACGCCCTAACCCTTGATTGTGCGAAAGAAATATCAATGATACAGAGGTCTAAAAAGGGCAAAGAAGCACGTGAGTATTTCATTGAGTGCGAAAAACAGCTAAGAAGTGGCAAATTTGCGCTACCTACCACCTACAAAGAGGCATTACAATCACTACTGATTGAGGTAGAAGCAAAAGAGAGATTACAAGCACAAAACGAGTTACAAGCGAAAGAGCTTGAGAAACAAGCCCCAAAAGTAGCTTATTACGATGAGGTGCTAACCTCGCAAAGTACCTACAATGCTAACCAAATCGCAAAAGAACTTGGTATGAGCGCCGTAACACTCAATAAGAAGTTACACGAGCTGAAAGTACAATATAAACAAGGCGGACAATGGTTGTTATACCACCCACACCAAAATAAGGGATACACAAAGACTGTAACTTATACTTATACAGATAGCAAAGGTGAGACCTGCACAAACTCATCAACCGTTTGGACAGAAAAAGGTAGGGCGTTTATACACTCTCTAATTTAATAATAAAAGCCCTCGCAATGAGGGCTTCTTTGTATTATCTTTTTAGTATTATTTTTGCTAATAGTATTCCTTGTATGTAATTGTCTAACGTCAAACTTTTTTTATCTTCACTAATTTTAAACTTTATAGGGTAACTTCCATCATCACTAATAAGGTTTAGGTAAGGATATTCATACTCAAAACTTCCTTTTTTTGACACTTTCTTCTTCTCATTATGTATCTTTTCAGTAGCTATCAAAAAAAACTCTTTTTTCCAATCAACGACTAACAAAGCACAAGTTGCTTGACTGTAGTTTGTTTCCTCTTTGAAATTCCACATACCATCTACATCTTTATAATCAATCTTATCCTCACTCTTAGAGCACCCCAAAACAATCAGCCCCATAATGAGCAATAGTACTTTTTTCATTTGTTATGTAATTAAGTTAGTAAATTTCAACTGTATGTAATAGGCGCTCCTTATGAGTGTAAATATCGTCCAAGTTGTCAAGGAGTGCCTTATTTAACTGGGTACAAAATTAAGGAATTATAAAGAAATATGAAAGAAATTTAACACACTAAATACGAGATACGTTTTTAAACAAGGAATGTTGATAACTTAGTAAGAAAATTATATACAATTTCAAATAAAAATTATATATTTGCACCGTAAAAAAAATATCTCTGTTGCAGCAGAGATATTGATAAGGAGGGTTGCTTTAAATTTTATATTTTATGATTGTAAACAACTCTTTAGGGTGTGCAAATGTACAAACTTCCGTACAATTTTGCAAACGAAAAATAGCAAAAAAGGAAACTTTTTTGGCTGAGTGCTCTGAATTGGTTATACGCCAATTCTTTACTGCTTTTCATAAGGCTAAGGATTTATTCAAGAAAGCAATTAGTAAGTACCCGCCTGATTCGAGAAGTAGAGGTTTTGAAGCAAGTACTTTTCAGACTTGCATTATTGGAGAACTCCAAAAAGCCTTTCCAAGTGATTGGAAATTTTGGAAATACAAGCGGTTTGCTTTAAGTATGAAAGGGTATTCTTTTCTTATCAAGAAATTGGACAAGAAAGAAATGCCAATGAACATTCGAACCAAAGCAAACAATTCTATCTTAAACCAAGTGCAAACACTTATTTTTGACCCCACTGTGTACGAAAATCCTATTATTTTCTTTGGGTGGCAAAAGAGTAAGTTTGGCGAGCTAATGGCGCCACACTTTGTTTATATAGACGAGGAAAAAATACAGTGGCGTTTTTACGAAGAAGAACTTACCTCTGTTACTATTCCTACTATTTCAGTGCCTAATTCTAACGATAGATTGCTACCAAAGGTAAAAGAGCAATCTAAGAAGAAAAAGGCTAATTAATGTATAACCTGCAACCCTCTTTATCATTTTACACCTTATTAAAACCAAAAGAAAATGAAAGTTAATCACTCACAGCTTACCCTTGCCAGAGAGTATAGGGGGCTCACACAAACGGAATTGTCAAAAGCGGTGCAAGGGCTTTCACAATCTAATTTATCCAAGTTTGAAAAAGGACTTGGTGGACTTTCTGATGAACTTTTAGGGAAAATATTTGATACCCTCAATTTTCCTAAAGAGTTCTTTGCCAAAAAGATAAATATTGACTTAGCGATAGCAAATTATCGTAAAAAATCATCTATATCAAAGACACTCCTACAGGACTTTGAGACTTCGTGCAAGTTTATAGGCTATCTCATAGATGAAATGGCTGACTCTGTAGATTATCCTGATTTTTCCTTAGTTACATTAGACTTAGAAGAGGGATATACCCCTGAAGAAGTAGCTATATTTACGAGGAAAAACTTTAGAATAGCACCCGATGAGCCTATACACGATATTTTCAAAGTGATAGAGAACAAGGGAATTATTATATATGAACTCAATACTAATGAAAAGTTTGATGGAATCTCATTTTTTACTCCTAAAGGGTTTGCGGTTATAGTTATAAATAAACATTTTACTAATGATAGGAAACGATTTACATTAGCTCACGAGTTAGGTCATTTGGTTATGCACTGCTCCCCTGATTTTCCTATACCCATTGGCAGAAACAAGGAGCAAGAAGCTAATGATTTTGCTTCGGAATTTCTAATGCCAAAAAGTGCTATAATAAAGTCTTTGGGAAACCTCAAGGTGTCCGCTCTTAGTGCTTTAAAAAATTATTGGCTGACCTCAAAGGCTTCTATTGTCAAACGAGCACAATCATTAGGGGTAATAGATAAGGATAGATACCAATTTCTCAATATTGAGTTGAGCAGGAGTGGAGAGAAGAAAAAAGAAAAAGATGCTGTTTCTATTGATTACCCTCAAATATTTAGCACATCTGTAGGGTTGCACCTAAAGGAGCTTGGTTATACAGAGAATGAGCTTGCAGGCGCATTCTCGCTTCCTCTTGATATTATACAAAAGTATCTTTTGCAACAACCTTTTGCGGTTATAAAACCTAAACTTAAAGTAGTTACAGAATAAAGAAAGCCCCAATATGGGGCTTTTATGTTTTACCAAGATTGTTTAATAACTTTTTTAGTTTTGGAAATTACATCATCTGAAAAATCCTCAAAATATTCTGTTGTTATAAAATTTAGATTATTCAATTAAGGCACAAAATTAAGAAATTATAAACGTTTAAAAAAACAAATTAACATAAAAAAGAATTTTAATGTTTATTTTTATAATATAACTCCCAATGGTCTAAAAGTTTTTGAGCGTGTTCTTTTGGTGTTACTTTTATATATTTTAAAAAACTTGCTTCTGTAGTGTGTCCTGTTATTTTCATTATAGAAAGTGTAGGGAAATTCATTAAATAAAGATTGGTAGCAAAAGAGCGCCTACAAGTATGAGAGCTTATTAGTTGCCATTTTTCATATACTCCTTTTTCTTTACGCCGTGTTTTAGGGTTCATTAATGAGCCTTCAATAGGTTGTGTCAATCCTATAATTTTACCTATTTGTTTAACAGAAAAATTAAATTCTACTTCAGATAAAGGTGAAGGCATACCTCGTTTTTTTATTATTTCTTTTATGTGGTGATGTAAAGGAATGACAACCTTTGCCCCAGATGTATTGCGAGTCTTTTTAGGTTCAACTTCTATAAATTTACTTTCGGGGTTAATGGTAGGTAAATGCATAAAATCAGAAACTCTCAATCCTGTCCAAACACCTATAATCATTAAATCTCTTGCGTTTTCGAGATTTTTATTATCTGAGAAATCATAATTAAAAAGGGTTTCAATTTCACTTTCAGAAAGGACTACAGCTATAGTTTTTTCTTTCATTTTAGTAAAATCTTCCAAGTCTGAACTAATATTGTATCCTTGTTTTTTTGCTATTTTTAATAGAATTTTGATAATAGAAACATATTGTCCTATTGTATTAGGTGAGTTTTTGCGTACGGAATAGCAATAATTAATAAAATTTGTATTTATAGAAGAGTTATATTCTTCTATTTTGATTCGTTTTTTTAAATGTTGCTCAAAATTGTTTAGGATATTACAAGTTTGAGCATATTGATTTATTATAGATTTTGTATATACTTTACCTGTATTTTGATTAATTTCTTTTCGATTATTTTGTATAAAATTATCAATAAAATCGGTAAAAAAAATGAATTCCTTTTGACATTTTTCAGGTTTAAATTGCTTGTCAAATGCTTTTTTTAGTTTTTCACGAGTAACTTTTTCGTTATTAAGTTTGAAATTATCCAAAATAGTAACTAAGAAGTCGTTATATTGCATTATATAAGTAGTGATTTTCCGAAGTCTTGCGCCATCTTGTCCTTTTTTATTTTTTGGAGCACGAGCGGAAAAATCCCAATCGGAAGGGTGTATTACTTCTCCTGTGGAATATTTAAATATTTTTTTTTCATCAGCGATGTAATACTGGATAATGATTATTGTTTCTTTGTCATTATTAGGTTCTTTTAGATAGAAAAACATATGATTGATATTTTTTGCAAAGTTAGAAAAAGAGTAAGTATAAGGGTAAGTAATTATATATATTTTAATATTTCGTTTAAATAAAAAAATTGAAAACCTCTTGTATTTACTGTCCTTTTCTATATTTTTGTATTTTTATTATATGAATTATATAATATCACATATTACATTCATTAATTTTATGCTAAAACTATAAATCTAAACTATTTGTTTTTCATTTTTCATACAAAATTACGAATAAAAAGCAAAACTACAAAAAATAATGTAATTAGCTCATACAAAGAGGATTAATTTTTTGACAGGAAG